GATTCATTACACTTTGGTATATATGGTTGTACTATGCCAGGTGAAAGATTGGCTATGATGGGTAGGGTTAATAGAAATTCTCGTATCTTACAGAAGGTAAGATTTGCCAATAAAGTTAGGAATGCTATGAAAGAAAGGGGTATGTAATGGAAGCCAAGCGATATAGGGTAGAAGTAAGTACTAGGGCTACCTTAGTTTATTATGTAGTAGAGTATGATATAGACACGGCTATAGGTCTAGCGTTGGATGCACCCTATCGAGAATGGGAAGTGTCTGAGTTCGACATGCCAGCAGATAGTGATGTTATAGCAGAGGAAACGAGGCTGTAAGTATGAGAAGATTATTGTTGTTATTTATAGGTATATTTTCTATCTTTGGGATAACTAGGGTAGAGACTTTACCAGCACCAATGGAATGGACAGTTGATGATAGTAAAATGTACGCTAGGGATTCATTACTGGCGTGGCAACATAATCAATGGCTATGTTTAGATAAATTATGGACAAAGGAATCTAACTGGAGACATAAAGCATACAATAAACAACCCGTATATCAGAAAGGTGAGAAACTACATGCTGGTGGTATCCCACAGATTCTCGGGCTTTCGCCCGACACAAACCCAACAGAACAAATTGACCGAGGATTGGATTATATAATTTACAGATACAAAACTCCATGTGGAGCGTGGAAGTTTTGGGAAAAAAATGGGTGGTACTAGTGCCATCAGTAATAAAGCCATTGAAAAGATGGAAGCGCTCTAAGTTTAAGAAAAACTATATGAGCACAAGTAAGCGCTGGGGTAAGATAACAATTACTTATAAAGATAAATAATGGCAAGTTATGACTATCTATGCCCATTCGGGAACGAGATGATAACTATTGAACGCGGAATGACAGAAGATGAAGTTGTTCCAATATGTGATAATTGTAATACAGAAATGAAGCGGGTGTATCATGCACCACCAGTTAAGTTCAATGGGACTGGATTCTACTCGACAGGGGGATGAATGGAAGAATCAATAGAAGATGCTAGGCTAAGGCAAGAGTTAATTGAAAGTATCATGCACTCAATAAGTATAATCAATTCTAATATAGAAGAGCGGAGAAAAGATGATGAAGAACTCTGACTGGGATATAGACCTACGTGATGGTCAGTTTGGTGAAAGTAAAGTAGCCAAGTTGCTACACATAGAAACTATAGAGGTTAAAACAGATAGACGCTGGATGGAGACAGGTAACTTATTTATAGAGGAGTCGTGTTTTTATCAAGGGAGTGGTTCATGGCAACCATCAGGTATAGCCGTAAGTAAGGCTACTCATTGGGCTTTCGTGTTAGATAACAATGTAATCATAACACCAATAGACCATCTAATAGATGTAGTAAAACACTTTGGGAAACCAATAGAGAATAAGCAACCACCTAATCAATCAAAGGGACATTTGATTAAACCAGCACATTTAATTAACTATAAGAGAGTTATAAATGAAACTTTTGATAGGGCTGGTGAAGCGTATAAGAATTATATGGAGCAGGAGTATCCAATCTGATTCAGACAATTCTAATTATCTTCAAGCCTATCTTCATTCCTATTGCTATCATCATGCTCATGGTCTATGGCTGGTTCCTCTTCTTTGGCATCATCGACTTTTTTCTCAAAATCTTTATCTGACCAAGGTCGGAATCCACCGATTCTAGTGATAAGTTTTTTGACTGCACGATTATGGCGCATACGAGCAGCATCTTCGCTACCTAAATTCATCTCAGTAGCGACATCGCCATAGTCCATAGATTCAGCGTACCTGTAAAATAGTACCGTCCTATCCTCGGTGCTAAGTTTGCGGTACGCTTTATCTATTTCAATCATCATTACCATCATGTTGCCGCCTTCAGCGGGAGCAGGTGGCTTACTTGGACCAACTAGATTTAACTTATGCGACACGCCAAACTCACCTCGTAGAACTGAAGGTAAGAGTGCTTCGATTATATCTGATTCATAAAAGAATACATCTGAAGTTTCATAGCCAATAGACTTGGCTTTCCACTCTAAACAATAATCTAATGCATCATTACGAAGGCAACGATAGATTAAATTCTTAGCATCTTTCTCACCTATTGCTTCCCATTCATTTAACTTATTGGGATGCTCAAGGAACCACTTATATAATGATTGTTTGATATCATCTAACTCAACCATATCATATTTTCTATGGTACTCAGAAGCAACAGCGACTACAATATAGTCCCATTTTTTTATGCGTTCCCAAGGATAACGCTCAAGGTCTTTGTTTACCACTTCCAAGTCTTTCCTTCCACAGTAAATGACCTATTCACAATAGGAACTAATTGTGGAACTACAGTCTTACCATCAACATGAAGGATACCGAATCCTTGTTGCCATGTAAATAGACCAGCCTTTATATACTTAGCATTACTATAATTCATTAGGTTGCCCAGTTCTAAACCCCAAATAGTTTTAGGTTTACCACCACGATATGTTTGAGTATGATGAGTTAAACCCATGCGGTGAGTGTGTCCACAGACTACAGACATACCACTACGCTTGGCTAATCCAAGGGCTGTAGCACCAGCAGTAGGCTGGACATTACCCTCATCACCATGCATTAACAACCAACCAGGGGCTAGTTCATAAGGGTCTTTGTGATATTTAATTTCTAACTCATCAAGTCCCAAGAAGTTTTCTAATCGTAATTCAGGCAAGCCAAGTAATCCCGGCGCTCTCATTGCAACTGTATTAAATAATCTATCTGTATGATTACTACGAACCATATGCTCGACAGTTAAGTCGTAAAGAACTTGACGAGTAGTGTCTCTATCGCGTCCAATAGAACGCTCAAACTCTAACTCAGTTCCCTTACTCCATTTACTGATAGTCTGCATATCCATTTCATCACCACAAGATACTACAGTTTCAGGCTGATACCACTTAATGAATTTTGCAATAGCCTTGACGGCTTCTACATCGTGGTAAGGTACTTGGAGGTCTGATATGCAAACAATAGTTTTCATTTCTTTTTGGCTCGTCTCTTATTCTCTAAGCCTACATTTTTCTTTTTGGATAGAACTCTTAGGTTAGATATCTTATCATTACCTTTGCGACCTTTATTATCTTTATGGTCTACTTCTTGGTTACGTTTTAACTTCTTACCAGTAGCCTTCTTGTAATCAAGGCGTGCTTTATTGGTAGATGTAGTCTCAGTAGTGCCATCTTTTTTCTTGCGCTTGATGACATAGATGGGACGACCACCATTTTGTTTACTTCCTTTATAAGGTCCAAATATTTTCATATTATTCCTATCTGAATAGTGCTGCTATCAAAGCCAGCAGAGCCGTTAGTTGTAGTTGGAAAGCGAATAGTATCTCAATCATTTAATTCCCTCAAGGGCAAATGCTTCATCAACTATTGTATTTATATCTTCTTGATGTATGCAATACCATTCTGAGTTGCCATCTATTGATAGATTTATAACACCAAATAAACGCATTAACCATTCAAATGGTTTAGCCAGTATACGTCTCATTTATTATCCCACTCTCCTCTAAGCACTAGCAATCCAATGATTGCATAGTTAGCCATGTCCTTGAAAGAATCTTCAAGGCTTTCATGTTCAGGGTTTCGATTGTTATCGACCAAGTTATTTATACGAGCCAACTTGTCATGCATACGAACCCTTAACCCATTAACTGGTCCACCAGGTGAATCAGATATATTCTTTGGTCCGTAATCCTTATGTTTAGATAAAAGTAAATCTAATAATTCTTGGTAGGTTTTTCCAACATGGTACTCAAAAGTGGTATTTTGAGCGTCAATATTAACGATTTTTCCTCTATCGTCTTCTTGGTTATATGGAAACCTTGTGTTTCCAAGTGGGTTATAATCTGCCATATCTCTTCACTCTCCATCTTTTTCTTCGTTGGTTTCTTCTACTAATAGTTGATTTAAATCATCATCAAAGTTTATCATCTGTTCATGAACTACCATGTCTTCAATGAAGTGTCTCATTTCTCCAGGATTTTTTTCTGCTGCATAAAGTGTAGCATAAGTAGATTGAGCAATCCCTTTAACTTCTTCTGGGTTATCAGCATAATCATATATACATCTTAACAATGAACCTATCATTAGTGTATACCCATTAGGGAGTATTAACTTAGGGTCAAACTCTTGCTCACCAGCATCATCTAATAGATGGTCTGTCGCTTCAAATATATTATCAAACTTCTGACCACATAATTTACAGTCAGGTATCTTTTTAAATTTCATCTAGTCCTGCTCTTTCTCGAATATACTGGGAGCCGTATCTAACGTAACAAGAGTTGACATCTTCTCCGTCTGGCATTTGCACGACTGTGACTGGCAACTCACGGGCGAGACTAGCAGCAAATTCTTTTCCTGGTTGGTCCCCGTCAGCAAAGACAAAGACTCGCTCAAAGTCTGCAAGTAGTCTGGTATAGTGTTTCTTCCAAGAGTTAGCACCAGGTACACCGATGCAAGGAATGCCAACGCAAGCAGACAAAGTAATAGTATCCAGTTCACCTTCGCATACTCCAATCCAATCCCCTGCTCTATCAATATCTAATACATTATACATTTTTGTTTCAATGCCTGTCATTCCCATGTACTTCGGTTCCACCGCTGGATTAAGCGACCTAAAACGTAAGTCAACAACACCAGTTTTAGTAATGTAAGGAATCGAGAGACGACCTTGGAATGCTTCATGACCAATCTCAGGCTCCTCTACTACGCCGAATCGAGCCAGACGTGCTGCTTCCCTTGTTATTCCCCTGCTTGCTAGGTAATCTTCCGCCTGATAAATGTTTGCCGCGTACTTTACTGTTGCTCTGCCCAGTAATTCCTTCTGCGAAAGACTTTGCTTCACGTATATCAACCCTTTCCTGCTTCGCTATAATCTGTAAACTATTGCCATTCATTCCACAAGCAAAACAATTAAATATGTTTTCCTTCGTGTTAAAACTTGCCGAACTATGAGTGTCATCATGGAACGGACACTTTAAATTAACCTGTCCACTAGTCCTTGGTGGGTTAGCACCATAGTGTTTTAACACTAAGACTATGTCTGGCAAATCATCCGTCAAATACATCGCCCAACCTTAATACTAAATAAGAATCTGCTATTGATTTTCCTCGCGCTTTGATGACCACCGCAGATAAGACGGATGTTCTTTTGATGCCTCTTGCTTCCGAATAATGTGTTGCTTCAATCTGAGCCTCTTTCGTCCAACCAGAGAGGTCAATGCGACCTGATTGACCTGGGGCTTTGGCTTCAATGATTCCAATATATCCGAGGAAGTCCGACCTGACGACAACATCTCCTTCATCTTTAGAACCTCTTCTTGCAAGTCTCTCACTATCAAGTCCAATTCGTCTAAAATAATCTCGTAAGTCGGTTTCAAAGTTTGCTCCTCTAGCCTTGTGGCTTTTTCTAGTTGTCATGAATTTTCTGGTATGTCTTCTACATACATGTACTCTGGATTAAACGCTAACCAAGTCATAAGCGTCCCTCCCGCATCTGCTCTTCCGTAGCGATTCTTGACTGCTGCCACGCCAAGCGATGTGCCCACCGTACCGAGTGTACATATGAGAGCAGGAAGTTGAGAGACCTTACCTTGGATTGCGCTTCTTGGCTGACAAGGATTTCCAGGAACTGCTTCAGAAGTGTGGTGTAATACGACAATCGCAGCATTAGTTGCTCTAGCAAGATACTTCAACTCCTTCATAATAGCACGCATTGATGCAAACTCTTCGCCACCATCTGTGGCCACATCCATTAAGTTATCTAAAACTATTAGTGTTGGTGCACAACCCCATAGTTCTTCAAAGGCTTGTACTTCTTCATCAATGTCTTGTAATGTTGGAGATGAATCAAATGACCAAACTATATGACTTCCCTTTTGTAAGATAGCCTTAGTCCAACCAATATCATTATTAAGTTTTTCTTCAACATCTGATTGATTCTTTCCTGATATCATTGATGCTAACCGCATAGCCATTGTATGTGCATTAGTGTCAGCAGATATGTAAAGTGTTGGAACATTAGTCTTTAATGCTATCGCTAGGGCAAGTGTTGATTTACCTGCCCCAGGAGCACCCGCAAACATTGAAACCTCTGCACGTCTGATAATAATCTTAGAGGCTTCAAATGATTTAAAACAACTAGGTAGGGGTTCCCCTCCAATAGAGGCCCGTCCCACAGACCTTACTAATGTACGCATTTTACTGCCCCCTACCTATTTGCTAGAACGGAAATTGTTCGTCGACTAATTTACTGGCTTGCATTGGTCCGCGCCCTGAGGCATCGGACAGACCCACATTGCGTATGGATTCCCCGTCTTGCTTGAGATTCCCGACTTGTACTTGCGTGCTCCGTGTTGACACGTTGGACCTGCTCCAGCGGACGGAGGCGTTGCCTGGGGTGGTGCTGAGGAGCGCTGAGGCTCTGTGTTTGGAGTGGTACTCTGCGTTGATAAAGGGGCGGTAACCGCTGCTCCCACCACCAACTTTTGTACTGCTGCAATTTGAGTAGCAAAGTCACCAATGCCCTCAAGCAATACACTAAGTTCGTCTGCCGTGTTGGCTCTAACGTTAATTAAATCGCCAGTTCCAGTCTTGTATGATACTTGTAACTTCCAGTCTTCTGCCATTTATATTTCCTTCTTTGTTGAGAATTGACAATGAGCGGTAAGTCCGCACATGTATTGACAAGAGTTTGTGTTGGGCAAGAATATTCCTGCTTTGCGTGCTTTGTCAAAACCTTTTACCAGGAACTCCATTTTATCATATGTATATCCTGATAAATCAACCATCTCTACAGTATTGCTACCGCGAGACATGTAGTAATTTCCCCAGTCAACCTTTATATCAAAAGTTTCTTCGAGACCAAGTTTGTAAAAACCTAGTTGCAAAGTACTGGTTGGTGTGTTCTTAGATGTTTTGAGGTCAACAATTACTAGTTGCCCATTAACCTCAAAAATTCGGTCTATCACCATTTTAATTGGAACATCCGCCACTACTGGCATTAGTTCTAATTCAATTGCTGGTCTTCCATCTGGAGCAATCCAAATCTTCCAGTTAGGATTCTGCTTACGCCAAGCAATATACTCACTAACCCACATAGGTCCTGCAGTCTGCCAAAAATTAATATCTTCCTTGTTAGGATTAAGTTTGGTAGCCTTACCACCTATACGAGCATTGGTTAAATCAATATCACCTTTACAGGTATTCCAAGATTCTGTCCATAAATTATCAACATCATTTATCATAGGTTGTCCCTATCATAAGTTTCACAAGCCAAGTGGAATGCTGAACCTCCAACAGACCATACAGATGGCTCTTCTTGTTTTGCTAATAATCTACCTAGGTAATACTGATATCCACAAGTCAAATAGGTACTGAAAGCACTATAGGATATATGTTCTGGTAGTGTATATTCTTCTAGTTTTATTGTCATTAGATTAAGTATATCATTGTGGATAAGGAGCATTGGTAGGCTACTTGGAGTTGCCTCCCTACATAGGTTATTCCTATGTGTATAATTGATATTAATATAATATATAAAAGACCCCGAAGGGGTCTATAGTATAATATATAATTAATTATATATCTAAGGAGTACTATATTGGAAATCATAAATAATACCTTTTGGGCTGTATTCTTTGGGTCTACGTTAGGAACCCTAACTGTATACCTAATCACAACTATACTCGATGAGTATCGTTCTGCAAGAGAGCAAAAGAACATTAGACTTCTAATGGAAGAGTGGGAAGAACTAGAAGATTAAGCCTTAAAACGACAAAAGAACCCCCTTACCCAGTATCTCTACTAGGTTTGGGGGTTTTCGTGTCTCTAAAGGGCGTTTAAAGCCCTATTAGGGGTATTTAATTAGAGCCTATGCCGTATTCTTTTTCAGTCTTATCAGCCCATTTAGCCAACGGAGCAGCCAATGCGCCAATTAGGATTGCTTGCTCAGGAGCAAGGTCAGCAGCAAGGGCTAAGCCCATTGTTACAGCCGATGCTAGTACTGCCCGTACATAAGACTTAAATGCAGCCTTAGTCTTTGGGTCTTTTAGTTTAGCGATTAGGTCTTTCATTGTTTCTCCTATTTTTTTTTAGGTGGTACACCCATCCAACTGAACCAGTTAGAATCGTCTTTAGCGTATTGTTCTTTAATTGAAATATGTAAATGTTTATTATGTTGGTTACTACCCTTATAGGTATGTTCGCCTTTTTCCTTGCTCCAAATTTTACCTTTAAATATTAAATACTTAACCCTAATATCATCTTGTATCTTAATATAAATATCTTTACAGTCTATCCCGTTGTCTGGGTCGTGTGTTAAGTCTACTGCTAATCCAGTATTGTGGTCTGAGTTAGGACTCTGACTTAGGTGGGCAGCAGATGGTAGTAGACCATCGCTTGCTTTCTTCCTGTTGGGTTTTAATGCCGTCGCTTGGCGCAATACAGCAATCGCAGCAGGTGTGGCTTTCTTGACAACAGTTGCCATTTATTTTTTCCTTATCCATACTTGCCATCCCATACGTAGTATATCAATTTCATTCTTATGTTTTGCTAGCCAAGCATCTATTGCTGGCTTAGGATTTTTATCTGTACCATCTGGATGGTCCCATTCATAATCATCAAATGCCATAATGCCGCTAGGTTTAAGTAAGTCCCAAGATAGGTCAGCATCTAAAGTAACTGACTCTGGTAGATGGTCTCCATCAATATAGATAAAGTCATACTTAACATCTCTATGTTCTTTTAGCCAATCACCACTAAATGCTTTATGTGATGCCACTTTTTTAGCATAAGGCTTCATCTGTTCCTTATATGCTTCTTGTATATCATCCCAGTTATATACTGACTCGTGAGGTAGATTACCACACCAAGGGTCTATATCTACAAGCAATGATGTTGGGTCTGTAAGAATATTCTCTAGTAGCCAAGCAGATGCGTTGCCAGTAAAGACACCTATCTGTAAAAACTTAAGATTTTTCTTGCCTTTAAACTCTGCTAATCCATTCTCAAAATCTTGGACTGTTGCATTGTTATAAAACCATTTTGGAAAGTTATCTGTTTTCATCCCCATTACTTTCTACTTTTGTATTAAAATTTGGTAAAGCGTATCTACTTTTTCCTCTAACCGATTGACCTGGTCCTTGACACTAGAGCCCCCATTGGGACGAAGTTCAGACAGATAGTGTTTAACTAAGTGTCTTACTGTCATCGCTAGTGTTCCCACTAATGTAGTTGCTGCTACGGCAAGGGCTGCCCAGTCATTCGGTGTCATTATACTGTCCTAATCGTAATCTCAATTACGCCTCCAAAACCATCAAATCTTTTATCTGGTGGAGTCATACGCATAAACGAGATTTGCTCAATAACTACTTGACGACTTTCGCCAGTAGTAAGGTCTTGCCAGGTAACAACATCGCCACCTTCTTCAACATTTTCTAGAAGTTGTAATCTTTCTAGTGCCTTACCTTCATAGCCAGATACCACATTGTATCTATCTGTTTCAATATCAAAGCAGTAAACAGGAAATCTCATAACCCTCTGACGAGGTGTAGCAATAGTAGCCTTTGCTTGATAGCCCTTAAATATAGGACCTGCACTAGTGGTTGTAGCATCACGATTAAGAATAAACTTATAGGCTACATACTCTTGCGCTGTATCAGGATTAGATGTACCTACTTCAACTGCAGTTACTCCTGCTTCGTAGGTAATGTGGTCATACTCAACACCATCTTTATCAACAGTCTCAAGGACTAATGAACCTTTAGTAAAGTCTCCACGAGCAAGTAAACGCTTAAAGTTCTTAGGTTCTAATGTTCCATAGCGAATGTAACCGCTAGTGATAAAGCCAGTAGATGTTAGTGTTGCACTTGCTTCAATGTTAATGCTACCTACCTTGTTAACCTTACCAACAGGTGATACGGCAGTAGATGCTACGTTAGAGGCAGTCTTGGCATAGGTAAATGTTGTAGTGGTTGGTACGCCAGTAACCGTGTACTGACCATTGAATGTAGAGTCAACGCCTTCTACCCATACAGAATCATCAACGGCTAGGCCGTGTGCTGCAGATGTAGTCAAGGTTGCTACGTTAGATGTGAGTGCTTTGTTGCTTACTGAGCCAGCATTAACTGCCGTAGTAGCAAATACTAATCGGTCTGTTGTACCAGCAAATGCACAGGTTGTTGTGCTGTATCCTGATGTACCGCTTACATATAAGTCATTAGCATAAGCAAAGCGTAGAGTCTCTATCTCATTACCAAGGTCAATACGGATAACTCCTGCTGCACCATCTACACCAGTTGCACACCAGATAAATCTGTCTCGTGCAGCAAAGTCATAGCAAGGCTGAGTGGTTTCCACAATAAGTGGACCATAGTTAATGGAGCCGTCT